AGCCATTTCCGCGGGAGACGTGCCGGTGACAAGGATTATTCTAAGGTCCTCGATATTCGACGCCGACATGGGGCTTTCCGCATCCGGCGACGTGAAAAGAAAAATGATTGGACTGTTGTCGTTAGGCACGAATGGGGTGATGACACCACCGCCCCCGCCTATCGGGCTGCTGTCGGTTGCTATTTCAAGCCCGACCGCTACGCCCGCCGTGGAAAAATTGTGCCCTGCGATTGCAACGTAGTTGATGGTTTGTGCGCCCGAAACGTCAATGCGAAAATACTCGATCGCGCTTTCGGGAGATTCGGTTGCGTCGTGCTTCCACTTTAGCGCGGTGCTGGGATTGGCGACGTTGCTGGCGGGAAAGTCGGGATCGGATTCCGCACTTACATTGACAACGGTCACAACGTCTCGCCAACAGATGATAGGCAGATCGGACAATGTGATCGTCCCGTCTGTCTTAATCATGTGACCCGCAGAACCGCGCCGTCAGCGATGACGCCATTCAACCCCGTTATCAGGCGCTTGAAATGTTCGGGTCCAAAACTCTCGCCCTCGATTGTGATGTTCACCGATTGCTGTAAACCTCCCCCTTGGTTCCCACCGCTCCTCGATGCTGCCCCAGCCGCTGCCGTTGCTCCCTTTCCCCCGCTCGACTTCATGGCCTTGCTGCCGGTGCCGGGCTCGGTTGAAACGATGGTTGCAATTTGCGCAGCACCTAGTGCCGTAACTGCTGCTACCTGCGCCCAGTTGAGCGGGAATGGGAGTTTGAGAGCTTCAGTAATCGCTTGCGCCGTATTGATAACGGCCTGGGCAATAGCGACTGCCTTGTTGTCTTTGAACAGAGTGCCAAGGGCCTGTCCGACCGTATCGGCAACGCCGAGCCATCCCGCCGCCAGCTTCAACGTGGCTAGTCTGTTCTCCTCTACTGAGTCCGTAATGGCTTGCCAGAATGCGGGATCATCCGCCATCTCGCGGAGCAGTTCGGCGTGGGCTTTACTGAATTCTTCAATGTCGCTTGTCGCACCCTGAATGCCCTTGGCGAACGTACTCACCCCGCCGATTGTATCATTCTCTCCGGAGACCAGCGGCGAGGCCGACGCACCGAATTGTGGAAGGCCCAGCCTTGCAAAACGGTCTAGGGCATCTCCAAGGCGAGTTGCTCGCTCCTCCATTCGTTCTGCGAGAGCGGCGGCACCTGTAAATGCATCGCCAAGAACCTTTCCGAGTCTCTCGCCAAGCCTCGTTAGGGTATTGAGGTCCGCCTGTGTTGCCTCAAAGTTTTTGTCTAGCTCTTTGAGAAACCCCTGTGCCACGCCAAACTTGAAGGCGTCCCCAAGATCCTGCAGGTTCCCCTCGGTTTTCTTCGCAGCATCACCGATCGGACCACCAAGGGTCTCGGCGAGTTTCAAGGACTCACTTACGAGCTGCTCGAGACGCCTCAGTCCCCGAAGTCCAAAATCACCGGCGAGAAGTCCGGCGCCGAGTTTGCTGACTGTGAGGAAGGATGCTCTAAGCCCCGCTAGGGACTTGACCATCTTGGTTGTATTGGTCGCGACGGCCTGGGACGATTTTCCCAGATCGCGAATGAATGCCGCCGTCTGCAGCGATAGGTCAACGGTCAGGCTGCCAATCTGCGCCATTGGTTATTTCACCTTAGTGGCTTCCGCTGCAATGCCAGCCCACAGTTGTTCACCTATGACGGCAATTGCATCCTCACCCTTCGCATCTATGGCTGGGCGAATGAAAGGCTGTGCTGCTGAATGAGAGGTTCCGAACTCGACGAGGTGAGCATATCGCGATGCAGGAGGCCTAAAGCCGATCGCCGCTTTGCGCTCGCTGTCTTTGGTCGCTCTCACCATGACGACGGTGATTGAATCCTCAAGTGCTCCTGTCCTGACCGGCACGAGAACCCTGGCTAGGTCGGCGATGATTTCCCCGCCAGCCTTCAGTGCCTTACCTCCTAGCTTTCGGGCTGGGATGGGACCTAGTTCTTTGAGGGCCTTTTCCAGTTCCAGCGCCCCCTCGATTTTGACTTGCACTTCCATCAGGCTTCATCCCCGCAAAAGCGATTTGCAACTGTGCCTTCAGTAGTCTGCCGTCAATTTTCTTGGATGCTCTCACGCGAGGGCCAGGAACGAAATCCAATGCCTCGAAGGGTTTTGTTTTTTTCTTGGAGTCGCGATGCACGTTGGCAATCGTCGCTGCGACGATACCCGAGATGAAACACTCAGCCTCCCAACCCCACGGTTCGAGTTGGTAGAATTCCAACCACTCGGCAAACTCTTGGGCTGAGAGACGTTCCTCAAGTTCCGCGACGGTACAACCGAGCACCGCCGCTAGGCGGAAGCTGAATCGTCGGCGTCCGTCGCGCCTGAGTTTCCCGGTGGTGAGCCGTTCACGCGCTTGATTGCAGCGCTAAGTTGCTCGGCGATGCGTGGCATCACACTCTGAACGGTTTCTTCGGTAAACGCTCGTTTGCCATCTAGGAAACAACAGGCACAAAGAATTGCAAGGCCCAACGCCTCTGCATCTCCGTTGGCCGCATTACGGAGCCTGTTCTGTTCTCCAATATTTAGCCCTCGAACCTCTACCTCATAACCTTCAACATCAACAATCTCGGACGGGCGCTTGGTCACAGCTTTCAGGAAATCACTCATTAGGGAAGCGTCCCGATCACGCCTTCATACAGTCCGACCGGCAAAGCCTGCGGCTTGAGCGAGAACGACAGAACCATATCCCCGTCGACTTCCATGTTCTGAATCTCAGCGTTGATGACATAGCAGGCAGAGAACTCGATGAACTCGCCAGGACTGTTCCCCTGTTCCAGAAGAATCTGCCAGGGCAAGACGGCACCGAGCGCATCGTCCTGAATAATTTGCTGATGCATTGCCTCCTCGGGATCATAGAACAACTCAACCGCAATCTCGGGAATGTCGGCCATGTTCTTCTTGTGAACGTGAACCGTGTCCGAGAGAGTGGTCACGTCCCGCAACGCGCGACCGATTCCGACCGGACCGATGCTGCGCACCTTAGCCACGACAGTGCCGTTTCGACGGAGCTGTGTGCCTTGTGTGTCCTGAACTTCTGCCATCTTTTAGGTCTCCAAGTGTCCGACGATGTAATCCTGCACGACGCGATAAATCCCCGTAGTCCCCGCCTCCTCCTCGAAGAAGGCAATCTCATTATCTATCCTGGTCGAGCCGACATTCGTGTCGCGCATCGAGCCATAGAAACCGTCAAGGCTTCTCCTCACCGCATCAGCCAATGCCTCGGCTGCCTTTGCCGTTGTCGCCCAGCAATTCACTGAAATGCGGCGCCGTGCCTTTCCACCCGCCCCTGCGAGGACATGAACCCGCACCGCCGAAACCTGATTGTAGGTGATTGCGGGATACGTCGGGTTCTGCGGCAAGAGCTGCGGATAAATCCTCGAACTGACGATTGCGGAGACTGCCGGGGCATTGCCGAGGAAGGCGACGAAATCGGCGAGCATCAGGTCTCCGCCCTTCTCGCCGCTAGAATGCGCAAGCCCTCACGCCAGCCCATTTCGTGAACCGCCATGATGTCGAAAATCTCGTTGTCAGTGGGGGTTAGGGTGACCGGATACACAATCCGGTCCAATGGACTCACATCGGCTAGGTCGGTTGTCCATCCCACATGAAACTCGTCCTGCTCTCGTCCGACGAACTGATCGGAGATAAACCGTTCCGTTCCACTCACCGCGAACTTTGACGCCCACCGCGCCCGTCCTATCCTTGTCCAGGTCGGAATGGGTTGGCCGTTTTCGTCGCGGACATCGGTCCTGCGCTCGATGGAAATCCTTCGATCGAGCTCACCCCTCTTGAGCATTGAGAGCCTCCGCCAGGTCCATCATTGGAAAGCACCGCATCGCCGAGTCGGGTGTCGCGTTGATGATCTTGATTCCGTCCGGCAGAATCTTCGCTGCCCTCTCAAAATGCCTGATCCACCGCGCGAAGTTTCGCCTTCCCTCGGTTCGCCGCGGCATCCTTGGATGTTCGCCGAAGAAGTGACTGCCCTGCATGTCAAACCCAACAAGCACGACCGTCTTTGCACCAAACATCAAGGCAAGGTTGACGGCCTGAAACCCGCTGTTGCCCCCTTGATGGATAATCCCAGGCTCGAACGAGAAGCCTTCAATCAACCTCCTGCTTGGGACGAACTTCAAGCCGAACTGTTTGACCGCGCGATTGGGGTAATTCTTGCTGACCGTCGTCCACTTCTCACCACGGAAAAACCGGCATCCTTCATGCAGTATCCACCACTCGTCGTCGGCTGCATAAAGCACGTCTGCAAATGGCAGGAGGAGGTAGGCGTCGTTTACTGCGATGCATTTATGCCCGCGGCATTGCTCGGCGACCTCACAATCAAGCGAGGGTCCGCTGCCTGCGACAACCCACAACATCAGGCAAGGCTGTCATCTATCTTGAAGGGCCGAAGCATTTCTTTGAGATCGTCATTTGGGCGACCACCTTCCCGAACCCCATACAGACTGGCCGCATAGAGTTTGATCGCTGCCTTAAACAGTTCAGGAATGCCCAAGTCCTCGATTGGAGAGCCGGTAGTGTCAACATAGCCAGCGCGGTAGCGGATGCGCACGGCGCTCGGAGCTCCGTCGACATTGGGCCATAAGCCGGTCGAGCCGAGATAGATACTGCCCCCAGCAATGTCGGTAAAGAATCCGGTAAATGCCACCTCGGAGGTATCTCGGGCAAAGGCGCCAACGATTTCTAGAAGTGGGCCCCTTTGCAGATAGAGCGGACCCTGTGTAGGGAAGGCATCAAAAAACTCGTCCCACGTCTGATCCACGAGAGCGACGCCAGTGAACCTCTCAGCCCACTCTGTTGCTGCTTTTGTACATGCGTCGATATATTCGTCGTCCTCGTTGGTATCCTCACGCTTGAGATGCTGTTTCATCTCGTCAAGCGATATGGCCGACTCCGTCGATCGCTCGATAAGCCTGAGCATTAGTCGATGCCCTTATAGTGGCCCATCGGCCCCCGGTCGCCCTTCTCGCCCTTGGCGCCGTTCTTGCCGTCTTTGCCGTCGCGGCCACGCTTAACGATGAGTTTCCAGTTTTCGCTCGTCTCGGGCTTGTCCGTGGTTTTTGCTAACGAGACGAACAATGAACCGGCAAAGGTGACAATCGATCCTCTCTCATACTCAGCGGCTGCCCATATCCCCTTATAGACATCGGCAAACGCCTCTGCCGTAACAATACCATCCTCACCCTTGGGGCCTTGTTCCCCATCCTTGCCATTGATCCCGTCTTTACCATTCGCGCCGTCGCGCCCTGCAGGACCGGGCACACCCGGCAAACCATCCCGCCCATCAGCGCCAGGCTCGCCCTGTTTTCCCGGTTCGCCATCCTTGCCGGGTGGTCCCACAAGGGCCTTGGCCTCAAGCATTAACCCCTCGATCTTTTCCTCAAGTGCCTGAATCTTCTCCCCACACAACGCCGCCTGAGCATCGAAGGCTTTGCGAAAGTCCCTCCGTTCGTTCGCAACGACTTCCCCCAGCAAGTCGGCAAGCGTGTCACGCAGCTCGGCGTTCATGCGCTCGCGCTTTTCTGAGAATGTCCTTGATGGAAGGGATGATGTCTCGCTGATTATCGCCCCCGCTGTTGTCATTGGTTGGGTCTCCGCTCGGTGGAGTCGGCTGGGCAGGTGTGGGTGGCGCCTGCGTCTTGAAAGGATCGTCCTGGGCGTCTCGTTTCGCGAGTGCCTCTAGGCTGAAATTCTGCTGCTGCAGATAGGGGCTCTTGCCACCTTCCACAGGTGGAAGATCGAATCTCGCTCGCCCCTCATTCGGGGAAATGATGCCAGCCTTTGAGAGAACGTCGACTGTCGTTGCTTGCGAGATGGTATCCATGCGGATCAAACCATCGGTGCAGAACTCAACTTTGGTTCCTGATTTCATCTCAAGCCCGCGCATTAAACAGGCCTCGATGTCCTCAAGCTGCTTCTGAATCGCCTGGGAGTAATACCAAAGGTTAAGAGCTTCTACGTTGTTGCTCACCGGAACCGGTCCGGCTCCAATCATGTAGAGCGGGACATGGAACACCGAGCAAACCCATTCGGCAGTAACCTTCGCCATTTCAAGCATCTGCGAGTCGGTGGCCGTGACAGCCATCGGCTTGAACTCAAGCCCATCACCTAGAACTGCAGTCTTGCCGGTGTTATCTCCCTCGGGCCCATAGCGGTTTTCCCATTCCCGCTTGAGACGTTCCGCGGTTTCCTGGGGGATGGTGTTTGGCGTGGTGATAATTCCACCAGGCAGGGAGCGATTGGCAAAGAACGTCGCGGCATTGGTCTGGATGTTGAGCCCGAGCGTCGCCGCCAAACCCGCTGCATAGAGGGGGGAGATTCCAATCAGAGGACTAAACAGGCAGTTCATCCGATCGTGGATAATCTCAGAGGCAGGAACGACGGTCGATGTCGCCACACCGCTCAGATTGTCCTGATCGAGTTGGTAGAAAACATCTCCGCCAGTAGAGAGCAGAACCGTCACCGCACAGGGATCGAGTATCCACATGCGCCGGACTACATTCCGGTCATCCCTGCCCTTTAGAACGTAGGTGTTGCCCTTCCATAGTTTCGAGAGTATCCAATTTTCCCAAAACTGGTTGGGTGTTTGAAACTGGTTTGGTTCTCGCAGGACCGGATCGTAAGCCGAACTGTCGTCCTCTTTCCAAATCTCCCCTACCTTGCGCTTGAACTCGGGCGAACCCAGCTTGGACACGTCCCCAGCGATTAGGGTCATGCAGGCAAAAACGGCATGGTTCGAGGTGACGTTGACGAGGTCGAGCTTGATGTTCCTCTGCCACGCCCCGGCGAACGGCTCAAAGATCGTCGTCCATCCCCGACCGCGAGCGGTAGGCACCATGCTCAGGCCAGGTGGTGCCTTGACCGTCAATTCCCGCGAAGGCCTGGTAATCTCGAAGCCGAAAAAGCGCATGCGCTATTTGGCTTTCATGTCGCGGCGGTCATAGGTTCCCGCCGCCGAGACTGCCGTTTTTTTACGAGCCGGGGCTTTTGATGCCGTACCTTTGGCCGCTGGCTTTGCCGAACGGGTTTTCGCGGACGCCGGGGCTTTGCTCGCTTGGTCATTGACCACCTCCGCAATCCCTGCAGTCGATAATACCTTCACGTCACCCCGTTTCGTAACGTTGAACACGGCACCAGGTTCGATGCTTTGTTTATCGTAACGGAAGCTCTTGCTTTTCAGCGATCGCATCTTGGGCATTGTCTTTCTCCAAAAAAGACCCGAGCCCCGCTTTGGGGCTCGGGCCAACCCAGGGAGGTTTTACGCACGCACTTAAAACTAGACGTTCACGCCAGAAGCCTCGCCCCACTCAACCTGGGCAAGCTGTTGTACGGCCTCAGTGCGACGACGCGCCCAAGAAACCGTCCGCTCTGCGCGGAAGGCCACCGAGTTTGTCTGAAACATCGAGACCATTGTCGTTGCGGTGACGGTCGGGCCCGACGCATTTGTCGGAGCATCGTCCATCTGCAATGCCGTTTGGTCGGACATCGAAACGTCGACGCCGCCGTCATCGGCAAACCAGATGTCATTCGCATTGACGAGGAACACGTCGCGGCCTTCGGTCGGGGAGTCGGTGGTTTTCCCGATGAACTCCGAGACGATGACCGGCAACCCTTGCAGGCGACCACCGGACATGGCGATCCCTGGAAACTCAGGCTGCCCTAACGCATTAGTGAGCAGCGAAAGCTGCAATGCCGTCACTGCCGACATCACCCACACACCAGTAGAAGGCGTGTTGTTCACCGCGAGATATGCCGCCATGACACTGACCATATCAGCACGAACGGAGTCCGCATCGCGGCCGCTCGAATTGATTGGCGTCACGCCGTTGGAGATGGATGCAGGAGAGGAACTATCTGCACCCTTCTGAGGATCGAGAAAGTCCTCATCAATCCTCGCTGCGACGGCTTTCGCCAAATCGTCACGCAGGATTGCATCTACGCTCGGGCTTGAGTCCCTAAGAAGCTCCATCGTCGCAACGGAAATTGCGGCGACCTTGTACGGGAGCAGATAGGTGCTGGCGAAGGTCGGCTTGCTAACCGGCTTGGGCTGGCCCTCTCCCACCCAGTAGCCTGTCGTTCCGGCGGTCTGTGACGCGAGAATGGTCCGGAACGGAACTCGCCGAAGTGATGGAATGCCGTTCGTGCCGAATTGCCCGATGATGGTCAACGGGCGCAGATATTCGACAAAATCGGCAAACACGCTGTTGACGTTTACCAGTTGGCTTGCCCAGCCACTCACCGTGGTCGTGCCCGCAGCAACCGCTGTCTTGTGCAGGATGTCCTGCAGGTCGGTGTGCTCGGGGTAGAGTTGCTTGGCAATCTCGTAAGGTGGAATGCTGTCCATCTTCGCGAGCGCCTTGCAGCGTGCGAGTCGAGCAAAGGCAATGCCCTTGTCGAGGTTGGTTGCGCGCACGCTAATGCGGGGAGCCGCAAGGCCCTGCCGCGTGGCAGAACCATCTTCGGCCGTTTCGCCGTGGACTGGTACAGCCTTTACCACCTCAGTCTTGAGCAGATGATTGAGCCGCTCAAGATGTTCATCACAGGCCTTCACCTCGTCCTTCAGGGTATCGTATTCCTCAGCCTTGTCGGCATCGAGGGATTCGTCGCCTGACTCCTCCATGATTTTAGCCATTGCGGCTGCTTTCGCCTGCCGCTTGGCTTCGAAGGCTTTCACCCTCTCTTGCGTCGTCTGCATTTTCAGTTTCTCCGGTGTCTTGGGTTTTGGTTTGACGCTTGTGTCCCGAGACGCCGGGTCGGTTACTTGCCCCATGAGAGCGCGGACCTTTGCGGTCGAAATCGTTCCACTGAGGCTAATACCAATCTCCGCATCATTGCCTGTCGCGGCTAACACGGGTTCGGTATCAAAGCTTTTGATTGTTTGAATAGTAGCATCCGCATTTGCGGGGATGGTCACGAGCGAGAGTTCGAGCACTTCGCTTTCGATGAAGCGGATTCCTCCATCGTCCATGAACGACTGTTCAAGCGCGCGGAAACCGATGGACACTCCTCGCACGAGACCGGCCTTGATTTCCTCCCATGCCGTGTCAACCCGATCCTTCAAGGGTCCGGCAACTTCGATGTTTGGCAGGCGCGCCTCGAAGTTGATACCTTCGGGAGTCGGCTTGCTGAACTTCACCGTTCCAACTGGCTGATCGGAGCGATGCTGCCACAGCAAGGGCATAGGGTTTTTGAACTTCACACCGAGCGGTTCGATGATGTCACCGACCCGATCGGGCGTGGGTGTGGTGGCGACGCCAGTGATGACGCGCTTGTCCTCCCCGACCGCTTTCACGGTCAGGACGGCATAGGCCCGGTTCATGGGCGGTCTCCTTCATTCGCAACTAGGCTTGCGTTTCATGCGAAAAAATAAATATGGGCGTTCTAAGTGTTTGAAAAGCAACGACCGGCTTTTGCTAAGTCATTGATTTGCAACTAGGTCGATTTTACTGCAATCCCGACTTGTGCTATTATAGCAACACTGGGCAAAACGCTCAGCGGCTCTTTGACATTGCAGGAGAACTACTATGATCGTCAGAGCATACTTCTATGACGAGGCGCCAGCCATCGGCCAGGGTTGGAGAAGGGCCATCGTCGAACGAGAGGGCCGAATTTGGGTGCGCCTCATCAACCCCAATACCTTCGCCGTCTGCAAAGTGCGCCGCTCGATTTGGGACAAAATCGAAAAGCGCTCATCCGAGCAGAGTAAGCGTGAGCTAAAAAAGAAGGGCATGTCTTACGTTCAGACCATCGACACGCTTGCCCTCGGCGTTCAGGAGGACAAGCCGCAGAGCGTTGAGCATCACAAGGCCAAAGTCTCTGCTTTGAAAAAACGGGTGCTCCGTGCCCTGAACTCTCTGTGAAAAACCCAGCCCCTCCGCGAGGAGGGGCTTTCTTTTTGCCTTCAGGTTTGCAGATAGAGAACGGTGAACAGCACTATGGCGAGCAGGATGAAGCCGGGCTGCAGTTCAATCATGCTACGGGGTCGATGCAAGTGCAGGGATGTCGCCGCGGAAGCCGGTGTTACCCCGAAGGTTTTTGCGAATCGCCGCTCTCAGGATGGCTTTCTCGGCCAAGTCCCAGGTAAGCACACGATAGTCACCTGCCGTTTTGGTTTGATTATAGGTCGCAACGAGCGCCTTGATTGCATCTACAATCGCCTTGTCGGCGGCAAGTCCGATATTACTAAGTGCCTTTGCCATTTTAGTCCTCCTAGATGAACATCATTTTGAAGTCGCGCGGCGGTTCCTCTTTCTCAGGGACAACGCCGATGGCCATTGCAAGAGCCACCATTCCATCGATGCGCCCTGAGCTCTTGGCTTTGGTCAATTTTCTATTCCCTGCCGGATCGGTTTGAACCACGGCATTCGCCGCGCACATCTTCAAGACAGGATGATCGCCGTGGGCAATCCTGCCGTTTAGGATTTCCCCCTCAAGCGTTCTGAGAGCAGGTGACATCGATTGAAACCCCTGCCCGAACTCTACAAATCTCTCGTCAATCATCGCCTCGGTAAATCCGGCCCGCAACAGACAAGGGCGAAGGTGCCGGAAGTTCCACCGGTCGAAAGCCAGCTTACGGATATCGAGCCGCTTGAAATCATCGAATAACTGCTGTGCCACATAATCGTAATCGACACTCTTGCCCGGCGCTGCAATGACATGCCCTTCCTTGGCCCATTGGTCGTAAGGAACCCGGTCCTTGCGCGCCTTATCCGCTAGGCCTTCTGCAGGAAGCCAATATTTCGAATGGACCTGCCAAACGTCGTCAGCCTTGGCGATGTATTCCGCCGCTGTGAGATCAGCGACCTCCGATAGATCAAGCCCTCCATAAACCGGCAGGCCCTCGATAGGAGTGGGCTTTGCGTTACATGTCTCCCAAAGCGAGCGAGAAACGAACGGACTGTTTGCCTCGACCCTTTGATTGAGAACAAGGTTCCTGTATTCGTTCTCCCGAGACGGCATGCGCTTGGCATCAGCCGCCATCCCGCGCACTTCCCGCGCGTTCAGAAAATCTCCAAACGCAGGATTGGCCTTTATGATAGTCGCTTCAGCGAAAGGATCGTCCTCAATTGGTGCCGTGTAGAGTGAGACAACCACGCGAGGATCATGTTGAGCCAGAGCATCATCAATAAGAACCGACAATAAGTCCGCATCGGTCGGTGCCTGTGTTGAAATGATGACGGATAAGGGTTCTTCCTGTGCGCCGGTAGCCGTTTCCAGCGCCTCATAAAGATGTGATCGCGGGCCCTGCACCTGCCCGAGTTCGTCATGGACAATGAACACAGGCGAACGGCCGAAAGCTGTTGCGGCCTCCGCAGATAGGGCTTTGTACATAGTACCGAGACTCGGCACCATCAGTTCCTTGACAGTGTCCCGTATAACGACCACAGCCCGCAGGTCCGGCGACATGCGAACAATCTTCGCGGCAAGCTCGAAGATGACCGCGGCCTGGTCTCGCGACTGCGCCGCGCTATAGAGTTGCGAATTGTAAACCTTCTCTGGACCGCAGAGATGCAACAACAAGAGGAACGCGGCTAATGCCGTCTTGCCGTTCTTCCGACCGAAGGAGACAATTGCCCGCCTCGTCCCCGACGGGTTGTCGTAAATTTTCGATATTTCCTTGCGCTGCCACGGACGGAGTTTAACCGACTGCCCGATCAACTTTCCCTCCGGCACCCTGCAATAATTCTCGATCCATTTTATATTGCGGAGGCTACGCTTTGGCAGAACCATCAAAATCCCATGGCATAGCACTTGAGGCCCGCTTTGACGCCGTGGCCGCGGCTTGTGGCGTATAGCGCGCCTGATTGGTTAGACGGAGTTTTGTGGCCTTGTCGACTGCGGCACGGCATTCAAGATCGCGGATTTTCAGCAACTCGTGATAACGCTTGGCCCCCTCAGCGCTCTTGACCCATTCTGAGTGGAAGTCATCGATGGTCTTGGAAACAGATTCGACGACCGCACGATGTCGGCAATAGTCCAAAAGCAGTGCTTTAAGCACCGCCGTTTTGAAGAAGTCAGCAGGTTCGCTAACAACCGTCGCGCGCCAGATTTCTGCCTGCAGCTCGGTACATCCTTGCGGAGGTGGCGGGCGCTGTCCGAACTCGACGCTGGTAAGGACAACACCTTTAGATGCTGCAGACTTACGGCCGCGCTGTTGCATTACGACTTTCTCTTTTTAAGCACCTTTGCAAAGGTGCTTCCTCCATCAAGTTTGGCTTCCTTGCCAGTAAATGATTGCCAACGTTCGATGCTGACATCACAATATCTCGGATCAATCTCCATCGCATGGCACGCTCTGCCAGTCATTTCGGCGGCAATGATCGTGGTTCCAGATCCGATAAATGGGTCATAGACCGCCTGCCCAATTGAGGAATTGTTTTCTATAGGGCGCTTCATGCATTCGACAGGCTTCTGTGTACCAAGGCCCCATGTCCGTTCATGATTGGCGTTTCCGAAGGAGTTGTTATTTTTGATCTCCCATACAGTCGTCTGCTTTCGGTCACCCGCATAAGAACCCTTGCCCCTCACGGCGTACCAACAAGGCTCATGCTGCCAATGATAGTCACCACGCGACAAAACGAAGTGCTGCTTAACCCAAATAATTTGAGCTCTGGTCGAAAAGCCAGCAGCAATTAGAGTCTCTTGGACGAGAGCGGTATGAAGACCGCTGTGCCACACATATGCAGTCGAGCCTGGGAAAAGCGCCCACGCTTCACGCCAGTCGGCGCGGTCATCGTTCTGAACCTTGCCCTTCGATCTCTTACCAATTTCCAGGTCCGCTCCCTCACGCCACGCTGGGTCGTAGTTCACACCGTAGGGTGGGTCCGTTACCATGAGGTGCGGTTCCACGCCATTTAGCGCACAAGCTGCATCCTGAGCCTTCGTGGCGTCTCCGCAAACCAGACGATGCCGCCCTAGAAGCCACACGTCGCCCACACGGGCGGTTGGTACCTCCGGCAAGGCAGGGGCGGCGTCAGGGTCGGTAAGGCCTTGCGTGCCATCGTCGGCAAGCAGCGCCTCTAGATTGTCAAACCCCAAAAGATCAAGGTCGAAGCCCCAATCCTTCAAACCCCTAAGTTCGCCCTTCAAAAGGCCGATGTCCCAGCCCGCATTCAGGGCAAGTTGGTTATCGGCTAGGATATAGGCGCGTTTCTGCGCGTCGCTCCAACCCCTTGCAACAATTACGGGAATCTCGCCATAACCTAACTGGCTCGCCGCCAGCACGCGCCCATGACCGGCGATAATGGTACCTGCCTCGTCAACTAGAACCGGGTTAGTCCACCCCCACTCCCGCATACTGGCAGCAATCTGCTCAATCTGCGCCTGACTATGCGTGCGCGCGTTCTCCGGATAGGGAACAAGACTGCCGAGAGGACGCCGCTCTACCTTGTCCGCAGGCCATTGATGCTGCGCGGAATTGTTAGCCAATCTCTTGCCCATTGTTATGGTTTAGCGAAAGAACTT